GTGGCAAAATAACCACCACCACCACCTGCGCCATTAGTGCCATTTATTGAACCTGATGTTCCACCGCTACCACCAGGCATTCCCCAATAATTTGTTCCACCCGCAGCAGAACCTCCACCACCACCGCCTAAAGTTCCTGCAACAGAACCTGCACCACCACCGCCAGCAATTACATTTCCATAGCGTGTATAACCGCCTGAAACACCTGCGCCTGTACCACCTGCGCCTATAACGCAAGATGAAGTTGCTATTGTCCAACCCCACGCAACACCACCACCACCACCATAACCAGCGCCGCCACCTACTACAACGGCATAGACAAATGTGATACCAGTAGGGATTGTGAGAGTAATTGCGCCAGTTTTTTGAGCAGTACCGCCTGAAACATAAGTTCCAGTTGCGGCATTTGTAACAGTAAATTGAGTTGATGAAGCAGAAGCAATGGTTACAGATTGAAGGTTGTAAGCAACTGGGTTTACATCATAAATTGAAACAGTATCGCCAGCAGAATAGTTATTTGCGGCAGTATAAGTAACAGTTCCACCTGATGCGCTTACATTTGTGATAGTTGCCATTCCAACTTTTTGTTGTAAGCGCAAGCCATAAGGCAAGATGAAATGTGTGTTGGCAAATGGCGTTGCGTTTGAACCTTGACTACCAGTTGAAACTGGCGAACCTGCTTGCCCTCTGCGGTTTGGATTAGCCACTAGGAAATCCTGTTTACATATCCTGAAATTGTAATTACTGAGGCAGTTGCGGCAAATGCGCGAGTTGTTGTCGCGTTTGTTCCATCGCCTGTTAGCGGAAGTCCAGCGACAATTAGAACATCGCCTGATTGCGGCGCAAGAGTAATTGGCTTGGCGTTTTGAACCGAGCCAGTACCGCCAAATTGAACTGTAAGCAAGACAGGAGAAGTTGAAGTGTTATTGGCATATAGCCAAATCTCGTCAATCGTTGTTGATGAAGTTCCTGTTGCGTGGATAGTTGTACCAGTTGAGGCAGTTTGGACAACAGTTATTGGCTGACCTTGTGATGAGGCTGAGAGAAGTGTTTTTGTATATGTTGCCATTTATATTCCTATCCGAAGATTTGAGTTGATAAGACTGTTTGATCGGAGTCACTAGCTTGAGCGACTAACCGAGCCTTGACTGAGGCAAAAGTTCCCTTTGGCAAAGTTCCCAATTCGGTTTCAATGGCTAAAACCGCATCATTGATGTTGTCGTGTTGAGCTGCGTGAGGAACTGTTGCCGAATCAAGGGTGTCCGTTGATGTCGGATTGGTAAAAGTGTCAAGAGTTGTTGGGTAATTCGTTGCCATTTGTTACCCCTTAGATTAGGAAGCTGAAACTGAAAGTGCGGTTGAAGCGATGCTTACTGTTCCGGCAGATGCTCCAGTTGTGATCGATGGGCTAAGAGCGCCGCCGATGTAATAAGTACCGGAAGTTGAAGCCGACCAAACTCCGAAATAAGAAGCGGTAGTTGATGCTGGCAAGTTGATTGACAATGCGCCGTTGTTTGTTACTGATCCGCTTGAAGCAGCGTTCCAAGAGACTGCAACGCGGGCGTATGAACCGCCAGAAACTTCAGATGCGCCAGTTGTGCCTGGATCGGCAGTGTGAAGGGAAACATAAGACCAGCCAGTTGTCGAAAGGGCTTGATTCGCTTCGGTAGTGGATATTCTTGCCATTTATTACTCCTTAGAAGTTAGGGCATCAGATTCATTTGCCAGGGGTACATTTGAACCTGATGCTTCATAATGTGTGATTGCAGCTTCACGAGTTGGAAGATGATGGCGTTCATCAAGCCAAAATTGTTTTTGATGCGCCAAAATTGCTCCTGTGTGTGCATAAATCTTGTATCCGAGCGACTTCAATCGCTTGGAAAATAGTAAATCCTCGCCAAAATATGTGCCGTCAATGGCTCCCTCTACGAACCAAGCCCAATCTTTGCCTTGATTTGGGGTTGCATTTTCACGCAATTTTTCAAGAACTGAGCGATGAATTAGCAAACAACCGGTTCCAGTCGCATCAACTTCAATAACTTGATCAATTGGGTAATCATCAATTGGCTGCAATCCAGCATTTTGAGTCATCCGATAGATGGTTGGGACTGGTCTTAGTGAATCATCTTTGTTGAAAAAGGCTGCGAATACTAAACCCGACACTATTGGGCGTTGCGTATCGTGCGCTGTTTCAATCAATTTCATAAATGTATCAATAGTCAGGCGCTCATCTGAATCAATCAGCAGTAGCCAAAGACAATTGGTATCTTCAAGAAAACTTTTTACAACAACATTTCTTGAGCGAGTGGTCAGCCCAATGTTTGAAACTTGAACCATTTGATCTAATCGACCAGATGGGTGTCTTGCTATGTGAATCAAGTCAATTGCAAGTTGACCATTGATCTTGCCGTCATTGACCATGCCAATGCAGACTTTATCTTTCATTTTCATCGAGTTTCCGCTCTAACATTCAAAGCGGTCGTTTCGATGGTTCCTAATTCGTGTTCTGCAATCAAAGCATCTAATTTTTCAATGCCATCTTGAACAATTATTTGACGAGCAGTTTTGAGACCTTCAAGGAAAATAGATTTCAAAGAATCCCCCGATTCAAATTTATGTTGAGGCCAGCCTTGGGGTTTCGTTCCTCGGAACTCCATCCAAGGCTGGCTCAACGATCAGACTATATCAGGCTTAGTATCCTGAAGGTGCAACAGTTCCGGTGCCTGTTACGGCAGAGACGGCCTTGTTGAAGCGGTGTGCTAGAGCTGCGTAGCCGTAGACCTGGAAGCGAACTGTTAGGTTAGCTGATAGGACATCTGGAAGTACGCGAGTCTTCACGCCTGATTCGAATAGGTAAGAATCTGAGAACTTACCGACAAGAATTGGAGATTGGTTTGTTGAAGCGCCGTAAGTCTTTGTGATGGTTGCATCAATAAAGACTGGAACGCCTTGGATTGTTCCGACTAGACCAGCAGGAGCGCCTGGGTTAGTTACTGTGCCAGCAGCGTTGAATGCCTGTGAAGCGCCAGTTACTGGAACAACAAGTGGGCGGTTTGATCCGTCAACTTGTGATGCAAACCAGTACCACATTGAAGGGTGCATTACGATTGCTTCAGCAGCCTTGTAGCGGTTTGTAACAACCTTTGAAATCGCCTTAGCGATTGCAATTGCGCCGTTTGGAGCAGATGGAGTTGTTTCAGTCCATGTAACAGGGATGCCGTTTGTTGTGTCAACGCCAAGAGTTACAAGACCCTTGAGAGTTCCTGAAGTTCCGTCACCGGTTCCAACAACTGCTGTGTTGAGTTGTAGTGCGTAGTCAGCCATTAGATCGCCGAATACTAAGCGATCAAGACCGCCAGCAAGAGGTGATTGCTCAACAAGCTGGATTGAAACATTCTCGTAGCCTGAAATTGTACGAACTGGAGCTGTGACAGTTGATGAAACCATGTCACGAGTTGTTGTTGCAGCGTTATCAGCAGACTGGAATGCAGCAAGTGTTCCTGTTGTGATTTGAGGAATGTTGATGCTGTCTGTTCCTGCTGGAAGTGCCATGTTTGTAACAAGGTCAGCAGTTACGCGAGCAGCACGAGCAAACTCAGCGTATTCGTTGATTAGGTAGATAGGTGGAACAAAATCTCCACCAGCGCCGTCTGTACGAGAAATGTCGCGAGTTTCAATCGCAACTTCTTGTTGGTGACGAGCAAGGCGTTCCCATGAGGAACGATCGTTGCGAAGTTGTGCGCCGATCATGTCGCGAACGAAAGAGTTCTTTCCATCGCGGTCATAGGTCATTGCTTCGCGAGTAACAACTGCGCCGCCAAATGTAGCGACCTTTGCTTCCTTGCGTGATTCTGCGATTGCAGCAGTGCGAGCTTCTACCTTTTCGGCAGTTGCAATGCGCTCATCGAGCGCGGCAATTTCTTCATGTGTTGCTGAAACAGCATCGAGTGCTTCGGCGGTTACATCTTCAGAAGCTAAAACTTCCTCTGCTGTGGCTGCCAAGCCATCGCGTTGTTCCTTGAGTTTTGAAACTAGAGACAATTGAGTCTCCTCTCAGGATGAGTGAATGGAAAACCGCCGAGGCGAATTGCGCCGAGGGTAAATCGCTTGACTACTTGGTCAGCGAATAGTGTTTGAACTTCGCAGCAAGTTTGCGCTTGCGAAGGATTAGGTCATTAGACTTGGCTTCTGCTCGAAGTCCAACTGAAGTATCATCGTAGGCTGGAAGATTGACGACTGAAATCTCATAAAGATCAAGATCGGTCAATGTGCGAAGTCCCTCAGCGCGAGTATCCCCGCCAGGAGCGACTGTGAATGCGAATGACATCTTGTCAACATCGCCGCGACCAAGAGCTGAGGCAAGTTCAGCAGCGCGAGGATTTAGCGGATCAAGTGTCGCTTCCATGCGAAGGCCAATCTCATCTTCTGACAATTTCAAAGTGCCAGAGCGAGTTGATGCGAGCGGAAGTTGTTCCATATCGTGATTGATAAGAAGGAAGATTGGATTCTCACTTTTTAGAGTGCGAGTGAATGCTCCTGGTGCGATAATTTCGCGGAAATTTAGGCCAGTTGCTTCATTGTTGAAAGTTGCGGCATATCCGGCAACCTTGATTGAGCCGTCATCGGTAGCAACCGAGCGAACTTCTGCTTGCATTGTGATTTGCTCGGCATTGCGAATCATAGTTTTCCGTTCTTCAATCATTGTTGATTCCTCTTCTGAACGACCCTCGAAAGGTGCTTTGATCGAATCATCGTCAAAAGCCTTGGCCATTTGTGAATAATAAGTTGAAACTTTGCCCTTGATTGAAGCAATATCGGCAGCAGGAATATCAACGCCGCCTCTTGCGCCGTTCAAAACT